TCAGCATTATTATTATTTAATTTTATATCTTCTATTTTTTCAATTTGATTAAAATAACTATATCTTATAGTAACATTTTGACGAGGATCATTTACTTCACTATCAATTCCAAGTAACTTTATTTCATTTAAATTCTTTATTTTATATCCAGTTTCCTCAAATACTTCACGTTTCAATGCTTCCTCGCATGTCTCTCCAAAGTCAAGGTATCCGCATGGCAAACACCAACAACCTTGATAATCAGGCGTATTCTTTCCTCTTTTATTAGCTAGTATATACCAATTCCACTCTTTATCAGATAGAGTAATCAAGCCAACTACAGCGATTGACCGACTATACCAATATTTATTTCCTTTCCATTCAAATTCAAAGTTTTTCATTGTTTTTCACATCCTCAATAATTTTTATTATATAATTATTTCTCTCCAAGTTAATACACCAATTTATTAAAAATATTCCTAATGCTAATTTCCAGCCATAGCATGTAAACAATATATAATATCCAATAATTCCAATTATTGCATTTATTATACTTCTTTTCATTTACATATATCCTTTCAATTTATTATTTTTTAGTCGTTCAATTTGCGTATCTATATCAGCTAATAACTTATATCTACTAGCAGCCCATGCTATTAAACTATCTGGATAATGGTCATCCTCTTTAGCTATTATTCCCAGCTCTACATTTTTATAATGATATTTTTTCATTTTATCCTGACATATTTTATCACTAATATTTAAAAGATTATTTTCAAGTAAAAACCTTAATACATTTATAGCTATATCTTTCCACTTTGAAAAGGCTACCGGAACTAATTTTGTGCCTGTTCTCTTTGATTCTAATATAGTTTTTAAAGTTATATTGCTATCTTTCGGGTTACTATCTGCATATATTACAGATATTTTTCTATCAATACATATATCAGCGATTTCGCGACATCGTTGTGTTAACTCGATTAGCTCAAATGGATGACTTTCAATATTTTTATATTTTTCCCTGGTATCTTGTATTAAATTTAATACAGTTACATTATATCCCCAATCTACCCCTCCCTCGCATGGTAAAAGCTTATCATATTTATCATTTCTTCCTCTAGCATATGAACGATCAACACTTTCAAAATCAAATATAGAATCACCAATTTTTGGTCTTTTTAATAAATATTCAGCTTCCCACATGGCCTTAGGAATTTGTTTCTTTTTTCTTTCTATCTCTTCTTTTTCCCAAAAACCACTAGGATATATTACCTCATTAACACACCAGGGATATAAATTAGCTCCTAAATCGAATCTATTATCAATTATTCTACTCATCAAACCAAAAGCATTATGGAGCGTACTTGAGATAATAACATTATCTTTAATCCCCCAACTTTTTTTAGGCTGCCCCATTGCTGCGTTATATATCTTTTCATCCATCTCGTCAACTTCATCAAGTCTTAACTTTTGAGGATGTGGTCCTCTAACTGATTTTGTGGATGCTGCCAATGCATTTACCCAAGATCCATTACTTAACTTATAACCTCTACCTGCTATATCTTTATTTTTTCCTAGTAAATTATTTGATACTTCGGAAGTGCAAACAATATCCTTATATTCGTATGATTGTGTAGGTTTTATATTAATATCTGCAATATCAACATTTTTAAAACTTTTCCATGTTTCCCACATGGTTTTTAAGTACGAAACTGCCCTTGTTGATTGTTCAAGCGATCCACCTAAAACATTTATGCCGCAATGAGGTTTAAAAACCGACTCAATAAATGATAACAATGAGAGATCATAAGTTTTACCAGTTCCCCTCATTGCATACCATATTGAATAATAATCCAATTCAGCATAAGCAGCCCACATAGCATCAAGCGGTGACTTGTGGTCGTTCTTAACACAAAAGTCATCCATTGAGGCTGGATAAGGTAATCGACAATTAAAGACAATTGACAAATATAAAGCTAAATGTTTTTTCGTTCTAGGAGCTTTTAATTCAAAGGTTTCTCCTAGATCTTTAACAGGTAATTTTATTTCTTTCATTTTTCTTCACTTTCTTTTTTTTCTATTTCTTTTGATACGTTTGGATACAATACGTCAAAAGCTTTTTCGATTAAATCATCAGAATATTTATTCTTTAATTCTCTAATATCATTTGTAATTTCATCCAATTGTCCTTCAATTTCCTTATCAACTCTTTTAAATTGCTCTGGACATGCATTGCACAACGCAAAAATTAGCAAGCTTGGAACTGGCCTTGCTTTTCTTACGTTTTTTTTCACTTTTACAACTTCATTGTATTGTGTTTCATAAATTATATCCCCATTTTCATCACGGAGATATTTGCCTTTAGAATCTTTCGTTGCTACTTTTAAAGGCTTTCTTTCAATGAATTTTTCTTCCTCTTCAAACTCATAGCCAATAGCCTCTTGATATAGAGATCTTTTAAGATTCAAAATTAATAATTGCTTTGATCTCTTTAAAGCCTCTTCAAGCTCTGGATGTTCATTTTTATATTTCTGTAATGTAGAATAAGCAATCCCCAAATTTTGGGCAATTTGTTTTTCTGTCTGACCTTCCTCACGCCATCCTATTATAAATTTTATATTTGGCTCAACTATCTCACTATACCTTCCTTTTGCCATTTTCAAATGTCCTTTCTTTAAAATAATTTTTTATGTTCTTCCCTGAGTATACAAGGCACTGCTTTTTTCCATAATATCTTATGATGGATTCTTTTCTCTACAGCGCCCATCCTAATTATTCTTACACATGAAGGGCAATAAATTACACTGTAAAAACTTTTTACATATGTTCCCTGGTCCTTATATATTTCAGTCAAACCACCTGAACTCGACTGCGTTTGAACTTGTCCAATCGAAACACAGCTTATTGTAAAAAATAACTTCCCTTCACTTCCCCATCGAACATATGCATTTACATCCTCATTTACTCCGCCTAAAAAAGTGAATGGTCTTTCATTACTGCAAATTTGTGTATTCATAGCTTTTCTACGCATAAGGATATTTACACCCATTGCACTATTTTGTCCCCCGATAAAATCACCATTTTGAGCGAAAGACAATGATGTTATACTCTTTGTATTCTTATAAAACTTTAAAAGTTTTTCAAAGAGATCATCGAGTGTATTATAAAGTCTAATATGTTTAAATTCCCCTTTTACATTAAACCTTAATCCAAAATCGGTATAATCATCATCAAATTCCATGAAGTATTTTATTTTAAGTTTTTTTGCAAGCTCAAAACAATAATTTCGAGCAAAAACAACTAAATTCATATTATTAAAGTTATCAGCACGATCAACAGTAACTTTTTTCTTATCAAAAATAATAATCTTATCACCATATAACCTCACATATTCATCTTTTGTCTTATCATCATTATCAATTAAAATATAATATCTACCTGTATATTTTTGTCGTTCAAATGTTCTTAATGTATGTATCTTATCAGGTCGGCCATGCGATAAAATAAAGATACAAAAATTATTAGGTAACATTTTCATCATACTCCTTTTCTTTTGATTCAAGGCCATCCTCATATACATCATTAACGAACTGAGTAAATCCATATTCTATAGCCTTGTTAAAATCTATTATTACCATAGCAAGTTTCTCAATGATTTCTTGAGTCTTTTTATCTTGATGACAATAGAACTCGGCTATATTTTCATAGTTAAACACTATAAATCTATAGGCAGCGAAAATTAAAAAAGATTCAAGATCCTTTTCAAATTTTTTACCTTTGATTTCTTTTATTAAATTCATACATTTTTCATAATTAATGCAGTCTTTTAATTCAGGTGGTTTTTCTTGTTTAGGCTCGTATATTGGAGCTTTTATTTTCTCAGTATATGGAGACTTTATATCATTATTATTTTTATCAGCTCCTCCTTCAGAATTGTTATTATTTTTACCTGTCCCTCCTTCAGTATTTACACTTCCTTCAAATTCACTTATAATTTTTTCAAATTCCCCATCGGTAAAACCTGTAAAATTAAATAATTCATGACTATTGATTTTAATATCATCTAATAAACTTTGTAACTTTTCAAAATCCCAAGATCCATCAATTTTATTGAGTGCAATATTTAGTGCCTTTTCATCATATTCTCCAATATCTACCTGTACAACATCAATAATTTTATATCCTAACTCTTTTAATACTGGAATTCTTTGATGACCTGCAATAACTTTTAAATCTTTATTACAAATTATCAAATCAACATATCCAAACTTTTGAATACTTCTTTTTAATTCTTCATAAGCACGATCACCAGATTTTAATTTTACTCTGGGATTGTAATCTGCTAAAACTAACTTATTTACATCTATTTTTATAATTTTCATGACTTCACCTTCTTATTTATTCTTTTTAATTTTTCTATCAAATTAGAATTTTCCCAGCCTAATTTTTCAGATATTAAAGTTAATTCTTCTTCCTCTAAATATTCAGGTGGTATATATTCAAGTCCTCCTTCGTATCCTCCATATGATACAATATCATATCCTAAAAATATAAGAGTATGCTTATAATAATTTACACTTCTTTTACTACTTAAATTAAGAGCATCAACGAGTTCACTTGTTTTCATTCTCCCATTTTTTTTAAGCAATTCAATCATTTTTAAACAATTTTCTAATTTTCTAGTTTTTATATATCCATAATCCATACAGTATGTCACCTTTCATTTTTATTACTTTTATGTTATAATGAGTTCCTAAAAATTTAATTTACTAGTTTGTTATTTTGGCTTACTATTTATAAGAGGGGAAGCACTTCCCCTCTTTTTATTTATAATCATTCTATATTATACCACGTTACTTCTATACATGCAATGAAGGAATCCATATTGTAATGCAAGTGTAATATTTGGAAGTT